AAATTGAAGTTTAGTTGAAGAAGTTTTAACAGGCAAATTTCCTGTAGAACTACTTACGATTGTTGGATAAAAAGTTGCTGCTGTAGAAGTATCATCAGTAATCGCTACGTTATTCGCATTTGTGGCAGTTGTAGCTGTTGTTGCACTTGCAGCAGAACCGCTAATATTGACCGCCAAAGAAGTAATTGATCCGCTTGCAGCGTTCAAAACTACGGCAGTTGTGCCAATATATAGCGTTGAATTTCCTAAAACAGCACTAGGAATAGTTCCTGAAAGCTGTCCTGCTGGCAAAGAAGTTAAGTTTGCTCCTGATCCGCTAAATCCTGTGGCTGTAAGAAGGCCAGTAGAAGGATTGAACTGGTACTTAGTAGAGCTTGTATATTCTGTTGTAAGGTTTCCAGTTGTTTGATTAGCGAACAAAGGATAACGAGTTGCATTTGTAGTGGTGTCATCGGTTACAGTAGCATAGGATGTTGGAGTAGTCCACGCAAAGCCACCGCCAGTTGTATAGCTTAAAACTGTGTTATTTGTAGGAGCAGTAATAAATGAAGTTGCTCCTGCGCCTGTTTGATAAGCAATCTGATAAGCCAATCCATTAGCTAAATTAGTCGCAGTTGTCGCTGTTGTGGCAGATCCTACCGATAAAGTCGATTGAGCTACATATTGAGGAGCAGATGCGCCAGCCGTCAATACATAATTTGTAGTGCCTAAAGCTAAAAATGTAGTCGTTCCTGAAGCGGATTGATAAGGCAATGAGCCAGCAGCTCCACCAGCAATATTTGTAGCACTTGCAGCCAAAGTAGCTGAAGCGACTGCACCGCTAACAATAGAACCTAAAATTGAGGTAATCCAAGAAGGATTTGAGTAGCTTCCAGTTGTATATACGCCATTGGTTACAGTTGCAGCATTTCCTGAGATATTAATGCCCCAAGTGCCAGATGCGCCTGTTCCATCGGCTTTAGGTGCGCCAATAGTGTTGTAGGAAACAGTTAAAGTAGATCCACCATTAAAAGTTGATCCTGAAGCACCGCCTGTACCGCTATTGTTAAAGGTAAGGCTATTGGTTACGCTTCCTGCGCTTGTCGCAGTAGCAGCATTTCCACCAATATTGAGGCTAGTTGCTGTGCCAGTTAATCCTGTGCCAGGGCCACTAAACTGCGTTGTCGCAGTAATTGTTGTGCCTCTTACAGTCGTTGCCGTTGTTGCGCCTACAGTAGTCCCATCAATAGAACCGCCTGTAATGGCTACAGAGCTGGCATTTTGCGTTGACATTGTGCCAAGACCGCTAACCTGAGTATTGGCAATAGCGATTGAGGTATTAGTAACGCTAGTTACTTGACCGCTTGCATTAGTTACAAATACAGGAACGCTAGATGCAGATCCGTATGTTCCAGCAGTTCCAACTGGAGTAATGCTAAAAGTATTGGCACTTAAAGATAATCCTGTGCCAGCATAATAAGTATTTGCGCCTGAGAATTGAACCCAAGGCATTGCAGTTACATTAATTGTGCCTGTTGCAGAAGCCGTACAAACCCATCCTGTATCTTGCTGACCGCCATTGAGGATAACTGTATAAGCTCCTGGCACTTCAGCCCATACATCCATATCAACGGCACGAGTCCAAGCGGATGCAGATGCAACATAGATGCCGTTATATTGGCTAGAAGATTCGTTCTTAACGAGAACTCGATCTCCTGCTATGGTAGTGTACCCATCAATCGTTTGAAGCCCTGACAGCGTTATAGGGGCTGTTGTGGCGCATTGACAAGCAGCTTTAGGGCCAAGACCTTGAGCTACTGTATCAACATACAATTTATTAGCAATATCGGCATTAGCACTAGGTGATATCGAAATCTGCCCTGTAGTCGCACTAATATTAGTAAAAACCCCAGTAGAAGGCGCTAAATCACCGATTGTGGTGCTATTAATTGTGCTATTTGTAATGGTTAACCCTGATTGTATAGGGTTAATCGTGGCATAAAAAGGCTGACCCTGACCTATAAATGTCTGAAAATTACCATAGACATCAAAATAAGCCTGAACTGGCAGTAGATTTTGATCTACTGTGGAAGAAGGGCCAGCCATAATGCTCCTTAGAACGCAGTTGCAGTAAATACTAAGACATCACCAGCAGTCATATTTGCTGGAGAGCCAGTAGTAATACCAAAACTTTCGATTGTTGCACTTGTAGTTGTATAAGCAGTTTGCTGAAGGAATAAAGCAGTTCCTTGAGTAATATCCCAGCCTTGCAATACCCAACCATGAGCAGCAGCAGGAAGTTGAATAACGCCTGTTCCTGCGCCACCAGTTCCTATAACAACAGAAAAGGCTGCTGTACTAGAAGCAGTAATAGTTGCTCCTGTTCCAAAGCCTGACTTGATTGTTGGCAAAGTAGTCGAATATATTAAATTGCCATTTGCTCCCAAAATATTAGTAAAAGCAAGATTGGTAAAAGTTCCTGCTGCTGGAGTAGTGCCACCAATAACAGAGTTATCAATAGTTGCGCCAGTAATTACATCATTGGTCAATGGAGGTGAAAAATATTGACCGCCAGGGCCAACTAAACCTAAACATTGTCCAGCAGCATTAAAAACAGCCTGAACTGGAACAATATTAGTTGTAGTTGTGCTTGCTACTTGATTTGAAGTGGTCATTAGTTGATTCCTTCCCCTGGAGTGATTTCTACGCTATTTGAAGCACTTGCAATAAACCAAGCATTAGGTGGAATACCGCTAAATACGCCTACTCCATTAGCAGGAATAGTCAATACGTTAGCAATACCAGCAGAAGTTGGAGTTGTTGCAGCAGGAGCTTGAGTTGCATCATTTGGCTCTTGTGGAAGCCAGCCAACACGAACCAAACTAGAAGTTAAATTAATAATACGATAGCCAGATGGATATACATTATTGCTAGATCTAACCTGAACTGCTGAAGTGCTTACCAAATAAGTAGGGCCAAAAGGCGAAAACGCTGAGTTATAGGCCATTTTTAGCTCCTTAAACTGGGCTAGATGGTAAAGGCAAGTTCTCTGCTTTAACGATCTTTAGGTAATAAACACCAGCAACAGTTACAGCAGATGCGCCAGTAGCATTAACAAAATCTAAAGCAATAGTATTTGCAGCAGTTACACGAGCATTTACGCAAGCAACACCTTTGGTTTGAGCAAATCCTGTAGAAACAAACACTACGTTGCCAACTTGAACATCAGGAACAGTAATGGTTACTTCATCAGAAGAATCGGCAATGGTGGTTACGCCAAGGGTATATTGAATAACTGTGGAAGATAGGACATTTCCACGAGCAATAGTAGTAGATGACATATTTTTTCCTTTGAATAAGGTAAATCAATTATAGGGTATTAAAGAAAAAAAGCCACACTTTTTGGGCATGGCTTTCTTTCTCTTACATCAGTTTTGCTTAGTAAGGGCCAGTACTTAAATCATAGCCGTAAACGTAAACATCAATAGTTCCTGTTGCAGTTGCAGACGATACGTTGAAGTATAAAGTCTGAGCTGATTCAGCAGTATTTGGTGTTGATGAAGCCGAAACAGTTACATAGCTTGTGGTTGTTTGGCTTGTCAACGCAGCTTGAGTCAAAACGGCAGTACCATTTTGAGCTTTAGCTGTGTAAACACCAAAGTGAACAGAAGATACATCCACGTTTGCGCCAGCGTTATTTGCGTTAGCAATAACAACTGTTGCTGGAACATAAAGTGCGCTGTTGTTTACTTGAACAGCAGTATCACCCAAAGAAGCTACTGATAAGCCTTTGAGAACTGCGATTACTCGCAGAGCTTGTTGGCTATTCAGATTCGAGGGGTGAGTTGTGCTGGTAATTGCTGGGCCTGGATTGGACATAATAGTTTCCTTTCTTTATCCGTTAGTTATTAAGCTGCAACTCGGCAAGCGAGTTCAGGATAGAGAGGAGCCCAACCATACAGAACGTCAACACGAGTTGGAATCGAGTCATTGTTAATGGTGTATTGACGAACTACACGCATTGACAGACCGATTTCCTTGTCGGAAGCACGACCAGCAAAGTGAACGCCTTCAGGCAACTCAAGATCAGCCATAGCCATTGTGTAAGCATTGCGATGCATAACAATGTTCTGTGGAGATACTGTACCTACACCGCTTACGCCAGCAGAGAACAATGTTACGTTTGCTGAAGTAGCCAATGTTGGGATAGATACGTTCTGGAACTGACCGCCAGAGATAATCGCTGGAGAGATAGTTACAGACATAGTACCTGAACCAGTACCAGTTACAGTTTGCTTAACTACGAATGAACGCAGTTTGTTTGTGCCGTATGGCTGGCGATTTTGTGGGTTAGTTGCATAAACACCAGCGATAGTGAATGTATCACCAGCATTGAGTGTCAATGTAGCACCTTGAGCCAAAGTAATTGTTGACTGTGAAGCCCAACCAGAGGTCAAAATACCGCCAGTTGTAGTCAAGTTACAAGTCAAAGTAGATGCAGAAGAAGCAGCCCATGAACCAAAAGTTTGTGACACGATGTTTTGGTCAAGTTTCCAGTTCATACCACCTGAATCACGACCCATCAAGCCTTTTGTATATTGGCTAGAGATCTGCTC